TAGTTTTAGATGCCATAGGAAATTGATAAGATTGATTTATAATTTGAGGATCAGAGTTCTCAATAGGTGCATTTGCTAAAAGTGTAGATTTATTAAATCTAACAGCGTCTGCATCTGCATCAAATGTTACTTGGCCTGTTAATAACTCTGGTAACTTATTACGCCAATCTTCAAAATCAGTGACATAGCCAGCTGTATTAATAATATTCTGATAATCTAAAGATGTAATAATACCTGCTGATGCGGTACTTGCATTAGGTATTTGTAGCTCCTCTAAATCAGTATTATATGGATCTTGTAAATCAAAAGTAGCCATAGTTAAAGTTACAGAATCCATCGTAGAACCAAAACTAGCATTATTAGTATATACCGTAGGTAATGAATCCTTCCATTTACTAAGGTCATCCATTTCATCTGCAAGTTCATCTAAACCTTCCTTATTAGTTTTTAATTCATCTGCAATATCTTCATACTGACTAGCACTTAAAAATCCAGCATTATTAATAGTTACTTGTGGAAAGTTTAATATCTTAGCTACTATTGGAGTAGCATCTAAAGATAAATCAGCCATTCTACAAGTAAGATTTACATAATTCTTAGTGCTTTCAATTGCTATTTCTTCTGTTAAAACTTTAGGAAGCTGCTTTTTCCAATTACTAATAGTGGTAGTATCTATACTCCAAGGTATAGACCATAATTCAGTATCTTCCCATGAAGCTAAACTAGTACCTGAGAATTGATAAATATTCCAACTCTCACCATCATAAAACTTTATAGAAGCACCTAATGCCCTATACCTTTCTTCCACTGCTTTTATAGCACTTTCTAATGTGTGTGAAGTTACACCTGAAGCTGAATTAATAATACCAGAAACATTAATAATACCATTTCTTCTAATAGAGAAATCCAATCTTTCACTATTAGTAGAATCATATACAGATTGAAATGCAGTTACAGGATATATTCTTTGTTCAGAAGTACCTCCACCAACAAGTTCATTAGCTTTTATAGTTTTTATCTTAGCCATTATTTACTTTTATTTTTAAGTTGCTGCCTTTTTATATCAGCATCTGTTTGATTTTTCTTTCTAGTAATCTCAAGTTTCTCTTTTTCAAGTTTAAGATTCTCATTGAACTGTCTTATCTGCTCATCTAAAGTAGCTTTATCTTTAGCAGTATAAGTATCATCATTCATCATAGCAAATCTTTCAGCTTCTGCTTTACCATTAATTTGAGCAACAAGTATCTTAGTCTCATTATCTCTAGCATTAAGTTGGTCTGTTTGTTCCATCTTAGCTTGTTCAAGCTGAGCATTTTGTTGCATTTGTTGCTGTTGAAGTTGTTGTTCTTGTTGCTGTTGTTGAGCTTGTCTTTCTTGCATCTCTTTTTCTGCTCTTTCAACAATTCTCTGTTTCTCAATTATTGAAATAGAGTTATAAAGTTTCATAACAGTAGAGAAAGATAGAGTTTGAGTTTGTAAACCTGCTTGAGCTAATGAATCAAGTTTTTGATTTAACTCTTGAGAAGCATTACTATTATCTACAACTAATCCATAATCAGCTTCTGCAAATTCATCACCATCAATCTCCATAACTTTCATAGAACCATCAGATAAGATATATTGGAATTTTTTAGACCTTCCTCTTAATGCTATTTTAGCAGTTTCCAAGAAAGCTTCAAGCGTTCTTTTCTTTAAATCTTCATGTACTATAAATAGCCATTCTGTAATATGTGAAGATTGTAAAGTGGCTCTTTCCACACCACCAACAGTTTCTCTATTACTAATTTGACCTTCTCTTTGTTTGGATATACCTGCAACTTGTGCCATCTCTTCCTCAATAAAAGTAAGAAGATTAGTATAAGCTTGAATCATATTACCATCAGTAGTTGCAACTACACCATTACTAGCATTATTTAATGCACCTGCTAATTTACCTGAAGCCGCACCACTTAAACCTTCATTAAAGCTATCCTCAACTACCATTCCCATAGTCTTAGCATAGTACATCCATTTATCTATATCCCAACCTTTAGGTTTCTTTGATAAATCAAACTTAACCATATTACCCCAAGATTTGGCAATTAATTTATTTAGTCTGTCATGAATAACATCATATAAATAACTATATGGTTTCATCATATCAACTAAACTAAAAGGTTTATTATCATTGATATTATATATAGAACCTATTATACCAAAGTGGCATCTTGAAGGATTATCTAATCTATTATATTGAATAACCCTAGGTCTCATATTAATATAAATATCAGTACCTATTTTAACTCCTTCCCATGCTTCATTTACATAATAAATCTCCTCTTCTTCTCCTAAGTCTTTATTAACTATGTAGTTCTCAGGATAAAAGTTGAATACCTCTTCACCTGTTTGAATATCATAGGATTTTACTTTCTTAATCTTTCTTTTAGATTTCCAATAAACTCTTAATACTCTTACATTACCTACAAAGTCATAAGGAAGTAAACTATTGCCCATACCTTCAGAATTACTCATAGGGTCCCAAAAGAAATTATCTTGAGATACCATAGTATCATCAATCATAGATATATTAATGAAACCTGCTCTTTCATCAAGATTATCCATAGAGTCAGTATTAGCACCTAAGTTAGTAGGAAGCTTTTCAATATAATCAATATCTTTCTTTGATAAAACATCATAGTAAGCATCAATAATTCTACCAGGTTGCCAATAATCTTCAAGAATAATCATATCAGCATCTTCAACTCTGTTTGAAAATCCTGATTTAAGTATTCTTATTTTTAATGGATTTATTCTTTTAAGTGTAGGTTCTCCACCAATAATATCACATTGATAAATCTCTTCACCTACTGTCATAGCATCCATAAAACCTTCATTGAACAGCAATTGAAAGTTGTATTCTTTACTATAATGCCCTAATAATGAATTAGCTCTAACTTCTCTCATATCTTGCCATTCATAAGAGAAAAAGTCATTCATCTTTTCAAGATCTTGTTGAGATTCTTCATCAGTTTGTTCTTGATTAGAAACCCACTGTTGTAAGCTCTGTAATATAGCAGCTTTTTTATTATTTTCTATTTCTGATATTGCATTAGGATTAGTTATAACAACTCTATAATCAAATATTCTCTTTGACTCCTCTCCCTTTAATACATTTAACTTAGAATTTATAATTGGATAATGCTGTATGGATTCAGGAATAAAACCTGCCTGAATACCTTCAGGGTTTACAATTAATTCTAAATCCTTCATATGTAATTTACCAAGTAGTAAATCATAAAGAATTTTTTTATGAACAACTGATTTTCTACATAATGAATAATTAAATAAGGTTTTAGAGTCTGCCCAATCCATAATGGATTTCCTCCAAGTTTTATTCTTTCTAGTGTAAGATAAAGCTTGAGGTGGAAAACTTTTATTATCCATACTTTTTTATTTTATTAATATTACAAAATTATAAAAACAACCTCATTTATACAATATTATAAATGAGATTGTTTAGAGTATTATATTAAAATAGTAATCTTTTTCTATGATATTGTCTATAGTTATTTGTGAAGAAAGCATCATTTCCTGCATAGCTACTATCAATCTTTTCTCTAGCTTCTGCATTTAAGTTATCTTTATATAGAATTATCTTTTCTTGCCTATACAACATAACCATACCTAATGCTCTAATTCTATCTACATTTAGTTCTGGAGTGAAAGCTATTAACTCTTCTATTAATGCCCTATTCCTTAAAGAATATAACCTTGGCATAGAAATTTCTTTATCTCCTTCCTCAGTTTTAAGTATCATAGATATAGGCATTAGTAACCAATCTTTTATAAGAGTATTGGCAAAGTTGTTTATAGCTGCTGATGCATTTACACCTTTTTGATTAGAACCAAAGCTAGTATATTTTACTAACTGCTTGTCCCTTAAATATTCAGGAGTATCAGCTAATAAATGAATACATTGCATCTTACTAAAGTAAGCATATAGTCCTTTCTTATTAGACTCATACAAACACTTTGCATTATAAAATAAACATAATAATCTTACTATTTCAAAATTATCATCAGCAAATGCTTGCCTACCTGTGTATTCTGCTACTATAGAATCAGTAAATAAATCAAATACAAAAGTTGAAGATAAAGAACTAGATTCTGCTTGGTCATTATCCACAGGGTCATGACCTATAATATACCTATTCTCATATACTTTATCATTCCTATCTTTCTCAGGCATATTAAATATTTCTATTGCTCCTACAGTAGAATTATTAACACCATACTTTCTAATAGGAATATCTCCTGACATCTTAAATTCTACTTGACCATTAGCATTAAGTACAAGATTACCTACATAAACATCATCAAAAGAATTAGGATTACTATCAAGTTGAGTTAACCTTTCAGTTAATGCCACAGTAGGAAAGTAAGCAGCTTTAACTTTAATAATAGCTTCTGCTGGTGTAATAGGGTCCTCTGCAATAACTCTTAAAACTGACTTAGGATCTGCCGAATATTTAGATTTATATCTTGCAAGTAATATCTCTATAAGTGCCTTTACAACATCAGATACTCCATCTTTATTATAACATCCTGCCCTATTAATATATGCAGGGAAAAAGAAACCAAAGTTAGGTTTACCTTGCCTGGGTTTATCAAATACATTCTTAATAGAATATATATTATAACCATCTGGATTATAAAGTAAAGTTTTAGCAGAACTAAAATCTGATTCACTCTCAGCAGCAGTACCTACTAAGTACATTATAGCAAAAGTAAAATCACCATCCTCAACAGATTTTCTAGTAGTATCATACAAAGATAATAAGCCTTTGAATGAACCCATCTCTTCAAATAATATCCATCCACGTTTACCTCTAAGTTTATCTGCATCATCTTTAGCAGATACAGCTAGTACTTGATTTAAAGAACCTCTATCTCTACCATACTCATCTTTATATCCCATTTGCCAAGCCATCTCATTAGGTGAACTTTTAAGTAAAAGATGAGGAAAAGGAGTATTACTAAAGATAAAGTTAATAGTAGGTCTAAACTTAGATAAAGTACCATCTTTAGAGTCACTTAAATACTCTTTCTGGTAAGCAGTTAATACACTAATAACTCTTCTTCTAGCTTCTTCAGATTCACCTAATATTAAATTATGTGATAGAATCGCAGCTAAAGTAAAACTCTTACCACATCCACGCCTTGCTAATTCTATGGCGTGTTTACCCTCTTCTCTAGCTTTATTTAAATAATGGAATCTCCAATAAATACCTTCAAAAAAGAAAGGAAGGGATTCTACTCTAACTGCTTTTTTAGAACCTTTAGTAACCTTATTAACCATCATAGGACAGTAATTTAAGAACCAATAACATAAACCTGTTACCCATTCTCCATCACTCTCTCTTACATATCCTTCCCAACATCTTCTCCTTTCTTCATCCCAGTGTTTTCTATATTCAGAATTAGGATTACTATTAGGTTTAAGGAAAGTATAACATCCATGCTCTAAATAATGTAAAGCAGCAGGTCTAAAATAATCTGCATCTTCAATTATATGTGGATGTGCTAAATCTACAATAATTCTTCCTTTATCATCTCTTGGTAAGTCCTTTGCATAAGGTCTATTAGGAGAGATAAGATGTTTGATGAAATCTATGGTAGTTAAATCTTCAATAAGTTCTTCCTGAACTTCTTTAGGTAAAGTATCTAGTAACTCTTGAGTCACAGGAGTTTGATACTTATTCACCATTATAGTTTCCATCTAGTATATCTTTTATAATATTAGTTTCTAATAATATCTTTGTAATATGTTTCATAAATGTAGAATTAGCAGTATTTAATGCCAACTCTTGAGTTTTATCATCAACTATTCTACAAGCTAATTGAATAGTATGTACTCTATATTTATTATGAGTTTTCTTATCATAGAACCATAGTACATACTTAATTATTTTATAAGCTTTAATAGAATGGGGTTCTATACTATGTTGTAGTATAAATATTCCTACTTCATTATCTTTCTCATGAATATACTCATTAAGCCCTTTTACAATAATTTCTGCTGTAATCATACTACATATCCTCATACATTGATTTTTCTACCGCACCTCTAACCTTATCACTCTGAGCTATCTCTTTAGCAATAGCTTTCTCAGCTTCATTCAAGTCTTTAATTAAACCTGGAATTTGTTTAATTGTAGCAGTAATTGTATTAAGAGTATAGATAGGTTTACCTTTATCGTCAACATCAGCATAATCTATATCTCTTAACATCTTCCTTAATTTATCAACCGCTACTCTAGTATCTTCAAGAAGTAAAGAGGAGGTAGGTTTAAATTTATTATAAAATTCAATACCTTCTTTAATTAGTTTATCTGGTTTCCATTTCTTATTAAATCCCTCTCCTTCTTTTATTGCTTTTATCCTCTCATCTTCATCAGTAAGGTATTGATAATCACTTCTTGGATCACAGAAAAAGTAAATAAATCCAAGCTCCATAGTAGCCATACTCTTATCTTCTGAAGTGTCTCTATCCCATATTTTCTTAAAAGGAGTAAGTAAGAGAGCTTCCTCAGATATAGTTATATTATAACCTTCGTATTTAAATAACTTCATAATTTATAAAAAAAATAAATAAATAAAAATAAGGAAAAAATAAAGCCTAGTCAAATAGACTAGGCTGTGTATTAAACAATTATTTCTTTATTAGGAACATATATTTGAGAAGGATTATCAGGAGTTTCCTCATACTCCTCAACTATGTAACTAATATCTCTATCTTGTAGAAGTAAGCACTGCTCATTGTCCATCTCTATTACATCAAAGTTGTAACTAATTACAGGATTATCAGTAATAACTCCATCCTTAAGAGACCCTTCTTGATGCTTTTTTATTGCATACCTTGAAGGATTAATACAAACTAAATCACCTTCTTTAAGGGACTTAACCAAATCTCCAACAGCTAGAACTCTTTGATATTCTTTAATACTACCTTTTTGTCTAGTTGTATCTATTAACCCATTCTCACTTACTACATCATTCTCATATCTATCCATAGTAGTGATGATTGCAGTAAACATAGGTTTTATTCTTTTCAACTTTATCATGTATGACTATTTATTTTAACCATTTGGTTATAAGAAATATATAATTTACCAAGTGAAGGAATATTAAAACTAGTTCTAAGTTTATCAAACTCTTCTTTAGTTATATCCTTTCTAAGTGGTATTCCTTGTATATTATTTTTAATAGCAAACCAAAAGTCATTATAGACTTTCTTAACTAACTTTTCAGGTAAATTAAGTTCCTTTGCAACCTTACTTACTATTTGTTCCATTTAAATCAAACCATAATAATAATGTACACATACCATTGGATTCATTTAAATAAGGAATAAATTTAGGATTTATTTTATCCTCAAGAATTACTTTATTCTTTCTTAACTTACTAATAATAGCATGAAAATGAGGTAAAGAGATTCCACATTCTTCTCTTACTTTTCTTTTAGTTTCATTGCCTAGAACTACTTTATCAAGTACAATGTTATCTTTAATAACTTTACTTAATTCATATCTATGTCTAACAAAACAAGTAATAACCTCAATCTCTTTTCTAGTTAAGTTATGAAAAGGTTCAAGGAACATAAACCACCATTTAAAGAAGCTATTAATATCACAAGGTACTCTTACCATATTATCAGGCTTCTCCATAATATAAAATTTATTCCTCTTTATCAGTTTCTTTAGCTTCAGGAATACTCATAAGATTCTCAATTTCCTCAGTACATTTAATGTAAAAATCAGAGTTAAAGGTATCTTTGAGTTTAACTACTTCAAAAAGGTAATCAAGTCTTTTAAAGACATTGTGCATATTAGCTTCTCTAAGCTTATTATAAAGAACTTGCATTTGTTGAGACAAGCTAACTACCTTTTGATTAAGTTCTTCATACGTAGGTTTTTTCTCTTCCTCTTCCATTTTATTTAATATTTTTCTATATATTTATGTCCATACTTTTCAATGTAGAGTTTCTCCCAATCCTCTACTTTAGCTTCCTTTATATCAGTACATCCACATTCATCACAATAGTCAGAATCTTGCATTACTGGTATAAATCTAATCCTCAATGATAAACAGTTTTTACAATAAAAGACAGGCTCATCATTGTATTTCTGATTTTCTTCTTTTGAGTGATTCATATATGCTCTTTTTTAATTCATTTACCTTTCTTCCTTTTCTATTATTAAAAGGTCTTTTAGGGTAAGGAATACCTTCAGGAGAACATTGTCCTCTCCTAATAGCTCTTCCTATTGATTTAAAGTGGTTGACATATGCATAAGTAGTAAGGTGTAAAGGTTGCCTAAAGTCCTTAATATACTTTTCAAACTCCTCCTCACTCATAGGGTCAATCTCCAACTTATTTATTTTATCAGCTACTTCTGATAACTTGTCTAACTTCTTCTCTTCCATTGCTAACTAAAGTATATTAATAAATATTGGTCATCATTCTTTAGTATAGTTACAATATCCTTCTTTTGAATACCAAGTTCATTAACTGTGTTAACTATACCTCTTATACTAGAAGCAGTAACTACTGCCATTCCTGGTTTATCCATATTAAATAAATTAATAGTACCCTCAGTGAGACTCGAACTCACACAGTCATAAAGACCAAAAGAGCTTAAATCTTTCGTGGCTGCCAATTTCACCATGAGGGCAACTCTAATTAGTATAGAGTAACATCACACAAATTAAACAAATATTTGTATTTATTTATCTCATGTATGAATGTTTCACATTCTGATTTAATACCTACATACATCTGTTCTTGTGGTATTTTAACATAGAAGTTTAAGGTTTCAGATCTAACCTCACTTATAAAATCAAATGCATTTAAAGTATCACTACTAATAGCTTTAATTGCATTAGGTTGTAGTTTACCATGAATACCCATAAACTCTTCTGCTAAACTATCTTGATAATCAGATATTTTAACTAGAAATTCATCAAGATATTTATGAATATTTCTTTTAGGCGCTGCCCAATGTAAGTTCTTACATTTGGTTTTCCAACCTTCAAGTCTATTAAGAAATCCTATAATTAGAGTATTTATTGTAAGTTCTACTCTAGGAGATTCTTCTAAAGGTGTAAATAAGTCCATGATATTTTATTTATGTTGCAAAGATAAATAATATAATTTTAAATACCAAATAAAATTATATATTTTTTTTTATTTTATTTGCACCATAGGATAGACTCGAACTATCAAACATACATTATTAATGTATTGACTCTCCCAATATCTGCTATGGTGTGTGAGTAAGAGCCTATACTTACTCGGTGACTTCAAAGCTCTAAGACTTTAGGTTTTTTTATAATTAACGCAGAGGTGTCCTTCACCTTAAACTCCGAAAGGCTTTTATGTAGTCTTTAAGCTGTTTTTATAGAGGTTTCCCCTAGAAAGTGACTACCAGCATCCTCTAATCTTTATTATTTACTACCATGAAAAATAGGGAATCATCCTATATATTTAATAGGAATCATCCCAGAAGGACAAACATAAAAAGTGCTTATACTTTCACAATACATATTAAACACTTTTCTAATTAATCTAATTACCTTTTTCATAATAATAAAATTTATTGAATATTTACAAAGTCTATGAATAAATACTTTCTTGTGGTTCCTTCTTTAATGTTCTTTTTATTATGAAACTTAGCATATATCCAAGGAAACCAATCATCTAGTACAGTGCCTGTATAATTAGTAGTTTCATTATTTACTGATGAATACTTGTCAAGGTAAGTAGGATAGTAATTAAAATCATAAATAACCTTCCAGTCTGATTTTCTTCTACCACCAAAGAACTTTATACTATCATAATTCTTTACAATAAAAGCACAAAAAGATTTAAAAGCTTCCTCTTGGTAAAGGTCAGCTTTAGTATCTTCAAGTATCATTCTTACTTCTACATCCTTCTTAGAGTTTAGATAATTTAGAACATTAAATACATCACCTTTATAAGTAATAAGTCCATGTCTAAATCTTGGTACTCCATCTTTAAAATAAACTCTAAGGTCAAACATTCTAGCATTATACTTAGAATATTGTTCTTTAATAGTCTTAGATTGACATCTAGCCATAAATCTAAATGGGTACATATACCATTTAACAGGCTTAAGATATGTCATTGAATTATGAGAACCTATTAACATAATATTAATAAATCTTCCTAGACTAGACTTAGAAGTTTGATATACAGGGACTTCTAAGCCACTCTAGAGTAATTAGCAAAGGTAGAGAGAATCGAACTCCCACTTGTAAATTTGGAGTTTACCGTGCTACCATTAACACTATACCAATGAGTGTTGCCATCAGCAGCCTCGGCAACTAAGGTAGGTTCTACGACACCTAAAAGACGTTCACTACATAAGTATATATAGTTCTTCCAGTTACGTTGAGTCTTACACTAGTACTATCCTCTTTATTATGCTGGGAAGGTAAGAGTCGAACTTACAATCTTCAGTTGGTCACTGCTGCTTATACCATATAAGCTTCTTCCCATACCCCATCTTGTTTAAAGTGCAGTTGGTAACATCGGGGTAATCCAAATGCACTAATAAATTAATCTACTATCCTAGGTGTCCACTTAACCTCTCTAATAATAGTTAAGCTAAATTTCATTGTCTATTTACATCTTCAATTAAATAAACAAAAGGACTAACCATTTGAGTGTTTTCTTAACAATTAATTTATAGTGGACTAACTGGGACTTGAACCCAGAACTGTGGAATGCAAATCCACTATTTTAGCCAATTAAACTAAAAGCCCATTGTGGTCCCAGAGGGACTTGAACCCCCGATCTTCTGATTATGAGTCAGCTACTTTGACCAACTAAGTTATGGGACCATGCACCCTACTCTCATCTTCTCAGACCAAAGTAGGTTTAACCGAACTTTAAATTTGAAAAACTAACAATCATTAAACACCAATCATGTTCTCACCCTCATCGCACATACAAAACTGGGGTACCCCCTGAAAGAATCGAACTTTCATCAATAGCTTAGAAGGCTACTGCTCTATCCGTTGAGCTAAGAAGGCTTAGTTTTCTAAACGATGCAAAGATAACATAATAATTTTAAATATCCAAATATTTTTATAACTTTTTTTTTCAATCACCAACTATGAACATATTATCGGCATTATCAAATGGAGATACATACTCATCTACATTTGAGTTGTAAGTCATGTGTCCATATCTACCATTATCAGGTAGTACAAAGTATTTCGGAGAATCATTTAATCTTTTATTTAATAAATTCAGTTGATTGTTATCTAATGCAGATGCATTGTGTAACATAAATGAATCTCCATTTTCATCTCCAAATACTAATTTAGGATACTTAGTAGGAAGAGGAATAGTATCATTATTAGTAGTTATCATAAGAAGATTAGGGCCATTGTTGCTCTTCTTAATTATTTGCTTCTCTGGAAATTTAGTATTTTTTGCTATTTTATTGTAATAGTTAATTCTATCTGCTCTTTTCTTAGCGTTATTTCCAAAACCCAGGTAATCAGTCCATTCTATTGGGTATTTAGCATCTACTCTTTTATTTATATTATCAGTAATCTTTTTATACTCTGGATTTGTAATTACTTCTCCTCTAATAATCTTTTTAACTTTCCCATGATTTTTACTTCTTACAGGAGTGACAGTAGTATTATCATTGAAATTTTTTAATGAACCCACTTTTAATTTACCTTTTTCAATACCTTGATATATAGGCATATTAGATAAAGGAATCTTGTGATCTCCTATTAAAGTATCATTTGTATTCTTAAAGTCTTTAGCTTTTCTAATGTTATTTGATTTCCTCTCAACAAAATCATTGTAATACACGTGCCTAGCATTTTGGCCACTATGTAGATTTTTTACTTTATTAAAATCATATATCTCTCCTTTTTTATTAAATGAATCTTGTACTTTAGAAGAAATAAAGTTATATGCATACTTTCCCCAAGGACTAGTTAGTGGAGATATAAGAAAATTTGCAGCATTCTTTACATAATACTTTAAATCATTTCCCTTATTCTGCTTTCCACCAGTTTTAAAAGAATTACTATTTACCACAACTTCAGGTAATTCAGTAGGATGCAAGTAATTATATATCTCTCTAGTAGGTTCATATAAAGGAGGATTATAATCTAACATTTCTTGTTTATTAGGATAATAATTATCCTGTTGCATCTCTTCTTTAGTACCTGGATGGAACATATTTCTTAACCATCCATCTTCTTCATTCTCCCTATATCTTGATAATGGCATTACCTCTTCTCCATTATTATTTCTTTTATCCTCTTCATATCTTTCTCTTGCCCAATAAGTAATATCAGTGTCATCAGCTGCTTTATCTAAATTATCAAGTAATTCTCTATAAACAGGGTCTTCTTTTCTAAGTACATGAAGATAATCTAATTGTGCTGCTATTTTAGGATCTCTTATCTTATCATTAAATACTATTGTATTCTCATTAGGGTAAGGATTCTTATAAGTATAATTAGATTCAGGGTAATAAGCATCTTCACCTAGCATAGTTTCTATATTACCTTTACCTGAATTAAAGGTATTATCTTGTATAACTTTTGCTGGGTATTTATCATACATATATGGATATGTATCTGATATAGATTGCTCTACATCTTGTCTTCTAACATAGGTATTATATTTATCTATAATACTATCTAAGTTAGTAATTCCATTATCAATCATTAATTTCATAAAGTCACTTTTCTGTGACATTGATAAATCTTTCCATTCCATAATTATATTAATTAAAATCCTCTAACCCTCCGTAGAGGGATAGAGGAAAGAGATATAGCAACTCTTACGCGAACTAGGAAGTGCCATTCTCCATATATAGGTGCCCGAGAAAACCCAAAAAGGCACTATAATTTTATCCTAATATTTTATTCTATATAACCTATAAAGGTTATTAATTTTACTGTATATATGAACTAAGTCTGTGTAATAAGCATCTACAGTGTGTGGAACTGCTTGTGTTGGAAGTTTCTTACTTTTAGCATAAAGCACACATAGTGGATTTAATCCTTTTCCTAAGTAAAAAGACTTAAGCTCATTGCTTTTGGATTTGGATAACCGATCATATACATATAATGGGTTAATATTTCCATAATTTGCTAAATGAAATTTTTCTCCAGGCCTTAGTAATCTGCATTTAACTAGTGATGAATCATTTGAATTTATTGTAGATTTGGAAAATTGAACTACTAACATTACATTTAATGTTACTCGGTCTATACTATTTATTATATAGTTGTTTAGCACCATTGAATATGTCTTACTACTACCTTGTACATAAACTCTGTTTATAAAGACCTTTACAAATCTATGGCTACCACCCATTTCTTTAATATTATCTAATTCCTGAGGAATTACCTTTAAATTAATAAGGTATTTAGCATTTTCATTTAATGTAAAACCCGTGTTATGATCTATTGCATTATTTACATCCTTGGAAAGATCAAGATCATGTAGTTCTTTATTATATCGTAAGTAGCGTTTCATGTAAATATAAGTAGGAGCATAAAAAGGTTTATCACCTGCTGATACCTTCTTAAGCTTACCATTATTCTTAATATATAATCCTACTTTATTCTTGCTTTCCTTCTTTACTAACATCTCATTATCAGTAATAAGGTTATCATCACTTGAAGTAACAAGTTTCTTATCAAGAATAGTATTTATAGTTTGCTTTCCCATATCACCACAAAGTTAATATAACTATACATTATATCCAATACCTTAAATAGATTTATTATAAATATTAACTTAAAAGGTAC